CGCTCATGGCTACGGCGTCCTCATCATCGACAGCCAAACCCACTTCTGGAAGTGGATTCTCGATAAAAAAGAAACCCTGGATCGAAACGGCGGCAACTCGTACACGAACTGGGGCAAGGTCAAACCTGACCACACCCGGCTGATCGAGAAGATTCTGCAGTCGCCCATCCACATCATCTCGTGCCTCCGGGCCAAGGACGAATACGTCCTGGAGAGAGACGGCCGCGGCAAGGACGTTCCGAAGAAGGTCGGCATGGGCGCCATCGCAGAGCCGGGGTCCGAATACGAGTTCACCGTTGTGTTCGAACTCGGCATGGACCACAACGCCACGGCTTCGAAGGACCGGACCTCGCTCTTCGACGGCGAGTTCTTCCAGATCTCCGAAGCCACCGGCGAGCGGCTCGTCAAGTGGCTGAGCACCGGTGCCGGCGAGAGCCTCCAGGTGCTGAAGCCCGACGAACCGATCCTCGATCGGCCGACGATTCAGGACGCCAAGGACGTCGTGCGCCGCTGGGCGATGAGCGACCAGGCCACCGCCGAACTCAAAGAGTATTTGGCGGGCTTCGATCAGAAGTTCACGACGGCTCTCGTTCTCGAGGCTCTTGTCGAAGGCAAGGAGCACGTCCTTGACAGCCAGGCCTTCTCCAAGTGGGTGGCCGCTAAGTTCGGCCCGCCGGAAGAGCCAGCACCTGAGCCGGAGACAGAAGAGCCAACGGAATCTCTCCCCGAGGAGCCGAAGTCGGCCAGCGATGGCGAGTACGACCCTTTCGACGAGATCGAAGATGTCCAGGCGGATGGGGAGACCTCCGAGCCGCCGTCCGAGACGCTCTTCGCCAGTGAAGGCACTACCAAGGCAGACGGCCTCGTGCAGGCCGCCGCGACTGAAACCAAGCCCCGGCGATCGGGAGCAAGGAAGGAGGCCTGATGCCAGTCGCAATCGGACTCCGCACGGCGTCTTCGTCGCCATACGACGGGGCCATCATCGACCTCGCCGCGGTGGCGATCTCGTCGGAAGGCGAGATCAAGGCTGAGTACCACGAATACGTGAAGGCCGATGGCTTTCGCGCCTACAAACCGGCCGCTCTCGTGGCCGCCGGCGTGACGTGGGATTACCTTGCGGCCGCGGGCGGTTCGGAAGACCGGGTCGTTCTTGAATGGCGAGACTGGATCGAGAAGTACTCGCCGTTCGGTGCCACATGGCTAGCCTCGTCTGAGGGATTCGAGGCGTCTGCGCAACGCGCGTTCCTTGAGCGCCGGCTTCAGCAGATCGATCCGCACCGCGGTTCGGAACGCCTGGTCGACCTCATTGATACCGCGAGCGCGCTCCTCTCCCTCGGCCTCGGGCCGAAAGAAGTGCGCCGCAGCTCGTTCGGCGTGACCGAGTGGCTACGGTACACGCCCCCAACGGCCCAAGACGACGCGATGGAGCGCGCGATAGCGACCGCCCGCGCCGCGACCGTGCTCACCGAGCACCTCAAAGACCTCCGGAGGGCGATGGCTCTCCTCGAAGGCACCAACCCCAATACAACGGAGATTTTGCCCGCATGAACGCACCTCAACTAGAAACCAACGAAACCATCATCATCGACGGCCTGATCATCGATACGGCCACCGGCGAAGTCCTCGGCGAAGAGAGGTCCGAGTTCCGCGTGACCGACGAGGCGAGCGCCGAATGGGTGCTCGAGAAGATCATGAACGCCGAAGCCGACGCCGCCCGCGACCGTATCCGGCTCAAGGCCGTGACCGAGCGACTTCAGTCGAACATCCGGACCGCCGAGAACCGCGCGGCGTTCTTCCGAGAGCGATACGGCGCAGATCTCGAAGAGTTCGCCCGAAAGCGACTCGAGGGCGCAAAGACCAAGACCCTGAAGCTAACCTGGGGCTCCCTGTCGCTTCGCACCGTGAAGGGTGGTCTCCGAGTGGAAGACCCGGACGCCGCGCTCGTCTGGGCAAAGCAGAACGCCCCCGACGCCGTGAAGGTCACCGAGGCGTTCCAGATCTCGAAACTCACCGCCGATCAGAAGTCGGCCCTCGAGGCCAATCCGCCTGCGGGATTCGTGATCACCGGGGACGCCGAGAAGTTTGACGTCAAAACGGGGGTGAACGCTTGAGCGCACAAACCCAAGCCGCTGACATTCTTGCTCACTACCTGCGGTTTGCTCTGGCGAATCATGCGTCTTCCGATCTTGACGCCGAAGTCGCGCATGCGGTCCAACTCATCGTCGATGCCGCAGTCGAGGCAGTAAAGGAGGAGGCGAGTGGGATGACGACGAGCACACCCTGTCCGAAGTGCGCAACTTTGATGAACTGCTGGATGGTAGACAAGCCGCTTCGATTTAGGCAGGTCGGCCTTACAGTCGTGCAAAACCTGGGTTCCCCGGACAGATTGGTATTAGCAGGCGTTTCGGAGGCTGGCGAGGTTTACATCAAGGCTGGCGACTCCGATTGGCAGAAAGTCAAAGCTTTTGGACTACCCGGCGAGGAGAACCGATCTTGAAGGCGCTGGTTCGGGCGACACCGATCAAAGCCCGTGACCTAAAGCCCGGCGATCTGTTCAGCACAGCGGGGCCAGATTACTGGGACACGGCGCTCAACGACTTATCTGTTGGAGAGCGCGTTTACATCCGCACAAATGCCCCGACGCCGCCAGAACAGGCTGACATCGACGTGTATCTCATTACGATTGATCAAAGCGACTGGAGCGCGGGACTTGTACGCGGGAGCCTAACTCCCTCGACGGGCTTGCACAATCCAGCCAAGGCTCCTGCTCACCGAGAGACTGCCCAACGGCAAACTGAGATGGCGAATGAGCGGGCGGCTTTCCAGAAGTGGCGAGAGGAGGAAAACCTGTGACTTCGAGGCAAATCCTAAGGTTCGACGGCGCCTCTATCCGGGCAGATCAGATCGCTTCCGTGACGTACGACAAGGACGGCACCAAGATCGTGCTGACCAGCGGCAAGAGCCACATCGTCAAGACCCCGCTCAGCCAGGTCGAGGAGGCCTGGCGCCGGGCCACGGAGGCTGACCGCCGATGATGGTCTACCACGAGAACCAGGTGCCGTGGCCTGTCGGCAAGCCGCGCACGTCGGATCGGAAGTTTGGCAAGTTCAAGTCGCAGGAGCGGCCGGTGAACATCTCGCTGGCCGCGGAAAGGGTGGAGCGGGCGGTCCGCGCCTTCACGCCGAGCGGGAAGAACCTGCGTACCAAGGAGTTGTGGATGTACGCCGACGCCGAGCTTGGAGCGAGGCTTCGCTTCCTCTCAAACCAGCGTCCTGGCCGCGATCCGGCTGTGGTCGTCCGCTTCGATTTGGATGGCAAGGAGTACGTCATCGCCACCGATCGCTTCACGGACGCGGCTCAAAACCTCGCGGGGATCGCCGCCTACATCGAGAGCGTCCGTGCGCAGGAGCGTTACGGCATCTTCGAAGTTGAGGACATGCTAGGCTTCGCGGCCCTGCCCGCACCATCCACAGCCGTTCGGCGTCACTGGACGGAAGTACTTGGTCTTGAACCGAACGCCGCCATTCCGACGATCCAGGCGCAGTATCGCAAGCTGGCCGCGAAATGCCACCCCGACGCCGGCGGGAGCGCCGAGGCGATGGCCGAGCTCAACAACGCGCGCGACGAAGCCCTAAAGGAGAAGAGACCTTGATCATTTCCTTTGCATGGACGACACCGGCGCTGGTGCTTGCCCAGAAGGACACTACGCGCAGGGATTGGAAGCCTCGCACCATCGCCGCCGCGCGCAAGGTCATGACCGCTGGCGAACTTGTCGAAGCCTGGTCTATAAGCCCGATGTATGCCGGGGCTGGCGGCGCCAAAGTCGCTGACATCCGGATCACGGAGATCATCGAGGATGAGGACTCGAGCACAATGAGCGACGACGAGTGGGAGCGTGAAGGCTTCCATGTTCTCGAGGCGCTCGGCGCGAAGATCGATGGCTCTAGCCCGCTGGACGTTTTCCGCTTCTGGCGTCTGGAGAACGTCCAGCCCCAGACGGTGGTTCGGTTCGAGCTGATTCGCCTGACCCCGAAAGGAGAAGCGGAGCGAGCAAGGTTGGAGCGCATGGCAATCCAGCCATTCGCACTTCCACCCGGGTGGGACAAATGAAGTGGACCAAGACTCCGCCCAGGGAGCTTGGCTGGTACTGGTTCCGAAACAGAACCGGAGGAGTGGGCATCGTGGAAGTGGACGCCGCGCTCATGCTCAAAGCCCGACAACACTTCGAACGGTATGCCAGCGGAGAGACCGACTTTGCCTTGGACTGGGCAGGACCTCTCCAGCCACCGTGCGAGAACGAGGAGCCGGCATGCTACGCGTCGTGACCGAGCTCGTCGCCGGCGACGTCATCGTCCTCTCTGGCGACCGAATGAAGGTGTACGGCTGGATAAACCCCGTCGTGCAAGAGCAGTACCCTTACCACCGCGATGGCTGCTCATTCCTCGCCACAGACGGCGGGAACCTTAGTTACATCTCGGTGCTGGCCGCCAAGGAGCGCGGGCGCCTGCAGGTCTTCCGGGATGGCGAGCTCATCTTTCCCGCCCAGCACCAAGTGGAGGGCTTCGGCTAGTGCCACGGCTCCCTCGGGTTCACCCTGATGCCCTCCTGCTTTCCTTTCCGGAGGCGGCGGTGATGCTTGGCGTGACCCCGAGGGAGGTCACGGCCCTCGTGGCCGATGGAAAACTTGCCGCCCACCCCGTATTAGCCGGCAGAATTGCCAGGAGCGTCGTTGAACGTTTTGCGAAATACTCTAATGAACATGGCGAAACCAACCCTGAGGAAGGACGGCCGGTGGATGATTGCCCTCCCCCGGAAGGCTGGGGGGTCCCGTCGCTTCGTGTACGGGCGAACGGCTGAGGAGGCGACCAAGAAGTGGTTAGCGGCTACAGGCCAGGGCCACGCCATCGTGCGGCCCGGCTCCATCGCCGAGTTTGTCGTTACTGTGTTCGCCCCGTGGCAAGAACCAAGGGTTCAAGCCGACTCCCTGCGCCGCTACGACGCTATCTGGAGGCTGCACCTCGGTAAAGACCTCGGCCACCTGCTCTTTTCCGAACTTGAGCCGGCCATCGTTGAAGCCGCGCTCATCGGGTGCGGCGCCCCTGCCTCTCAATCGCTAGGGCGGACTGTTCTCAAGCAAATCGTCTTGCTGGCCATCGCGCATGGATGGGCAACGGATCGCGAGCTCGCGATGGTGAAACTCGCGCGGCTCAAGAAGCGCAAAGCTAGGGAGCGCATGGACGTAGTTGAAAGGGCGACTGAGCTCCTCCAAAACATTGAGACGGCCGGTCACTGGAGCGAGGGCCCCGTTTGGACGGCCATGACTCTCGGTCTGCGAAAGGGCGAGCTCTGTGGTCTTCGCGTGACAGATCTCGGCGACGACAACGTGCTCACTCTTCGCCACCAGCGCAACCATCGAGATGGCGACCGCGAACGCCTCAAGCGAAAGGATGTAGGCGAGACGCGCCGCATCGCCCTGCCGGAACCCGTGGCGACCCGTCTGCGCGGCTACATGAGCAAGGGAAGCATCTACTTTTTCGTCGATGACCACGGTCGTCCGATCACATACCAACACTTGGCCGACAAAATAGCTCCCTTCCAGCCTGATGAGCGGCTAACAATCCACGACCTTCGGAGCGCAGCCGTTTCGAGCCTGATCGACCTCGGCGTCGATGACTACACGATCATGGACATTGTTGGCCACCAGAGCCGCGAGATGCTAGCAAGGTATCGCGATAAACGCGACAAGCGAATCTCTGAAGCCTTGATGAAACAGGCGTCTACTGACAACCGGCTCTGACAACCAGTGGGGAGGAAGTGGTTGTCAAAACTCCCGGTCTAGGTTCAAAAAGTGAGAATGGTGGGGAGTGCAGGAGTCAGTCCGCAGGTTCAACCTGACAACCGGCTCTCTGGCCGGCCGAGTCTGGAACGGATAGTAGACGTCCGTCGACGACAACCACCGATTTCGGAGCATCCCGCCTCAGGAATGCTCACGCTGGATCGCTAACGTCTCCGCCTCTCCAGTTGCTTCCTTGCCTCGCGCTCAGCCTCCTCAGTGGCCTTCTTGGTGGCGATTATCTCTGCCCGCTCATGTTCGTAGTTCGACCAAGCCGCTTCGAGCACGTCCTGCGCAGTCCAACCTGACCGAAGGAGCGCCGCTGGATGCTGATGAGTTGCCTTTAGGGTGTGGTGGATTAGGCGCCAGCGGAGGGCGCCTCCGCGGAGTTTCCCCGGAGCGTCTCCAAGACCGCATCGTCCGCGTCGTCGTCGACGTCCGGCAACTCGACGTTATTATCGGCCAGCGCTCGCTTCGTGATGCCGCCCACCTCTACGATCAGCTTGGTCGCCGCCTTGACGTCGCCCGCACCGAGAAGCTGGTAGGCGCGCCTGAGAGTCGAGTACGCCGCCCGCCACTCGAAGATGCCGTCACGTTTCGACTCGCCGGCCAGGAAGCCCAGTGCTTGATTCGCGGCGAACTCGAGCTGGTGGAACGTGGAAGGGTCCACGAGTGCGAGCTGAACGAGATCCGCTTCGCTCGGTCGATCCTCGTCGTCCGAGGGCCAGACCGCCACGATCATCGACGCCGAGATCACGAGATCGTCCGGAAAGTCGCCGAGGTTAAGAGCTTGGCGGAATGAGTCGGCAAGGGCCCCGATCGCGATCGGGTCGGGGAAAAGGAGCCGCATCCGTTCCCGCCACGGGACGCCGGCGGCCGAGAGAACGGTCGATTCTCCCTCAATGGTCACAGTGACGGCTACTGGCTCGCGCCGCGCGCGCTCCTTGATCTTCTTGCCGGCGCCCATTAGAGCCCGCTTTGCGTGATCGTCGGCGTGACGCCGTAGGAAAGCACCTGGCACTCGATGGTGCCCGGGTTGCCGAGGAAGTCCATCGCGCCCAGCCGCATGATCCCCTTGTGAGTAAGCGTGAGGTTTACGCCCCCGTCAAGCTGGTTGTTGGCCGTCACCACGACCTTCACCAGCGGTCCGTTCGTGCGGAACTCCTCGAGGAACTCCGATGGCACGGCGAAGATCGTGCCGAAGTCGAGGCTGGGATTCTGCTTGATGATGCGGTTGAGCTCAACCAAGTCCTGATTCGTCGTGAACTGAGCGAACTCGACTCCCTGCTCGAAACGGCACGTGTTGCCCTTCAACGTCACGATGTCGTTCGTTGGCTCGACGGCTGGCCACTTACCGATGTCGGCACCCATGAATTGGAAAGTGATCGTGTACTCGTGGGCCGTGAGGTGAATGGGAGAGATGCTCATTGCGGAACTCCGACGTAAAGGCGGTAAACCGCCGCCACGTGCCGGAACACCGCCCCGGCGTCAACTCCGGTGATCGGCTGGATGCTGAGCCGCTCCGCGCAGATGGTGAATCCGCCCTCCACGCCCTTCGCTCCCCGAAGCAACGTGTCTGCCCGCGCAGATGCCGCCCGGACGTCCGAAACGCTCTCGCCGCGCGTGGTAACCGAGACGAGGATCGAGGCGATGGCGGTCGATCCCTGGACGTTGATGTCGGTTGCCGCCGGTACGTCGACGACGATGTGCCGCTCGGGCGCACCCTGATCCGCGAGCCCCCATGTGTAGATTGCTGGCTCGCCTACCGATCTCTCATCGATCAGCCCTGCCAAAGTCGCGTCGCCCCGAAGCAGGTCGTAGACGAACTTTACAGCCGCATGATCGGTCGTCATCCTCGCCTCTTCGCGCGCTCGATAGCGGCGTCAATCTCTTGAGGCAGGATGCGCTCCTGCGCGGCTCCTGCAGCGGCCGTCATGAAGAACCGCCCCGTGAAGTACTTCGTGCCGAACTCCATGAACCGGGCGTACTCGACGCCGGCGAACACGATGGCTTCAAACTGACTCATCGGCGGTTCGGGAGCATGCAGCCCTACCTCCCTGCCCTTCGTTCGGGCCGCCGACCTCGCTCGCTCCGCATTCATGGCCCAGTCACCACCGCCGCCGAACGTCATCACACCGATCGAGTTTCTCAGGGCACCTGTGTCCACCGGCGCCTTCGGAACTGCAACTGCAACCACACGACCTGCGGCCTGCTTGACGGCCGTCGTGAGCTCCTTCTCCAAGTGGTCCGCGAGCCCCTCGATCTCCGGCACCTTGATCTCCGCGAACAGGTCTGGAAACACTAGTCCAGCCTCCTGAGGATCGCACGACCAACCGTCTGGTGCTCCCGCGCGTCCTCGACGCTCTCAACCTCGTAGACGAGGCCGTTTACCTTGGCCCGATTCAGAGGCGAGATCGAGACCGTGAGCGGAAAGGTCAACTGGTAGAGCGGCCGCTCCGTCACCTTGCCCTCCACAACGTCCTCGTCGCCGCTCACCTGGGCGATCGGCGTAATCCGGCAGGGCCCGGTCGCTCCGTCTGACCACGCGTCGTTTTCCGACGCACCTTCGTCGGAGATCTCTGGTACCCGCGTCTGAACGATCAGCTCATCTGGAAGGTTGGCGGCCTGCGTGGCCCGCATCCAGGCGAGATCGTTAGGGCTCAACAATGTAATCCATCTCCTCGTTGTAGGGGCCCAAATTGACGGGAACGCCGGTGAAGCTCCGCGCCCGGCATGCGGCCGCCATTTCGCGGAACCGCTCGACCCGAGCGCTCAGATCGAACTTCGAGCCGTCCGCCGAGAAAGTGACTTGGCTCGCGAGCATTGCGGCCTTACGGTCGTAGACGAGGGCCTTTGCCTCGAGTAGGTTGTAGGCGCCCGCCCAGTCATCGTCGTCAACATCGCGATACTCGTGATCAGGAACCCGGAGCCGCCCCAGGATGTCATCGAGTTGGACGTCTGTCACGATCGGTTCGATGTCGGCCGCCGTGTCGAACTTCACGACGGCCCTGGCTTCCGCGAGCGTCATTGCGCGCTCCGGTGGCCAGCGCGGCTCGAAAAGTCAAAGAAGAAGCCCTCCCTCACTTGTTAGGTGAAAGAGGGCCGTCTTGTTAGCGTCCGGCGTTACTGCTTGGTCTCGGCGCCGGCTTTCGCCTTTGCCTCCTTGTCCGCCTTAGCTTTTGCGTCCCTTTCGGCTTTCGCCTTGGCGTTTGCTTCCTTCTCGGCGTCCTTGAGCCGGCTGGCAAGAAGCTCCGTCGTGGCCCCTTCGTCGAACTCCGCCCCAAGAGACTTGAGGCGTTCCACGATGCTATCGCGATCAACGACTGCCTCGCCCTTCTTCAGCGTTTCAACCGGGTCAGTTATCCTTCGCCAGCCTCCTCGCTCGAGGATTTCAAGACGCCTCTTGTCGTGGCCGTTCTTTGGATCGAGGCGAACCTGCCGCACCTCCTTGCCGAACCTTCGCTCAAGCACGATCACGCCCATGACCAGGCAGAGACCGACCATGAGGAAGATCATCAGTTGACCCTCCGGGCGTGAACGTCGACCGTTCCCGCCAGGCCAGTCGGCGTTCCGCTGGCCGTGATCGTGATCGCCTGTCCGGGTAGCCAGTATTGACGGGCCTTCCCGTTGGCACCGGGGTTCAGCGCGTTGTTGAGGCGCGCCGCCGCCGCAAGGCTCCCGCCATCGATCAGGTTGTCGAGGGAGGCCCCTGCCGTCCCTACGCCGCAATCGAACGTCTGGCCGGCAACGGGCGTCGTGATACGGACCGAAACATCCGTGATCAGGAACGTTTCGTCCGTGTCGTTGACGAGGTTGAGGACGCCCGCGTTTCCCGCGGCCGCCGCGAGGACCGCCTGAAGGCGACCATCGCTGTACTTGGAAGAGAGAGTGTTCATCTTTCTCCTTAGGCGACCAGCGCGGCGAACGGCAACCGCTGAGCCTTGTTGGGCTGAACCCGGCTGGCGGGGTTCGGCAGAGCCCACGCGATCCGCATCACGCAGCGCAGTGCCACCATGTCCTGCTGGGCGAGGTTGTATTTGATGTTTCCCACCGCGTCCTGGATGACCGCCTGGTCGAGAATCTTGTACGTCATCTCCTGGCGAACCGAGTACACCAGCTTGCTCCAGTCGCCCGCGATCAGGAGCGTGTTGTCTGCCTCGGCCTCCGAAACATTCTTCCGGAAGAGTAGCGGGGTTCCGTCCAGCTCGTACTGAGTCGCTCCCTGCATCCCCTCACGGTAGACCGTCTTGAAGATCGGTTGCCCCGTGGTGTCTCGAAGCCCGCGCAGCTTGCCGCGGAGGCTCTGGAGAGCGGCGGCGCCGGTCACGCCAAACCCGTCGTTTTCGACGGCCGCCCATACGCCATCGGGTCCCAGGAGCGCGTCGTAAAGATCGCCTCCTGCACCCTCGACGGTAGAGAGGTCCACGAGGTGGCCGGTGGCCGCCGCGGCCTGCGTCAAGATGGCATCCGGCCATGACGCCGGCTTGCCGTCGCCATGCAGTACCGCGAGGTCGAACACGCTACCGAACGCCTCCGAGATCTGCGGGCGGATTTCGCCAAAGATGTCGTAGTCAGCGTCGTCCAGAACCGCCTCGGGGATCGGCACGATGACGGCGATCTCCTCCGCGTTTAGGTAGACGTTTTCCCATTCGGCATCAGTGGTTTGCTTCTGTCCGGTGTCGCCGTTTACGAAAGCGGCATTGGCGAGGCCAGCCATGACGGGCATCCGGGTTTGGGCGCGCGACATGTCCGGCAAGCGACGAGCCAGTTGCATGACCACACTTGCGTGGGGCATTTCCTGGACGATTTCGCGGAAGTGCTCCTCAGGGATGAGGGCCGCGACATTGCTTCGAGAGATCATGGTTTGTTGCTCCTATGACCGACCGGCAGCGCGGCGAATGGCCGCGTTGATGTCGGACGAGGTGTTGCTTCCACCGCCAGCTCCGGCGTCCTTCTGGCCGCCTGGCTTCGGTTCAGCTTTGAACAGCTCGGGATGCGCCTCTTTGAGTCGCTCCCAGTTCACGTTTCCGGAGTTGTCGAACGCCTGTGCCTCTTTGGCCGCAAGGTAGGCGAGCCTCGCGCTCGTCACGCCTTGTTTCGCCGCTCCCTCGAAAAAGGCAGATCGACGATTTGCCTCCTCCAGTTGGGTTCGGAGTTCATCGATGGATTTCTCCAGATCGGAACCCTTCTCGGCTTTAGCCCCGAGGTCTTTGATCGACTTCTCTAGCCTTCGCTTGTTCTCCCGCTCTTCTTTGAGGACTGACTCGAGGCTCGAAAGCCGTCCGTCGACGAGCGTCTTGGACGTCGCATCCAAACCGCCGTAGTAGTCATCCCACGAGGGAGCGTCATTCTTGTCGGGAGGATCGCCCTGCCCTTCGGCCTGTGCCCCGCCGCCCCCGCCAGACCCCTTGTCGGAGTTGGCGTCGCGGAGAAACATGACCTGCCTGAAAGCCTCGCGCTTCACGTCGTGCGCCTGGCGCGTTACTGGGCCACCGTCAACCGGCGCAACGACTTCTCACGCACCTGCGGGCCCCAGTTGGTGTCGTCGAATGTCTCGGCGAAGTCCTCGAGGCCTGCTTCACCCCTCTTGTAGAGCTCGAACTTGGCCGGGCCAAGAATCTCCCGCTTGTCGGCGTCGCTCAGTCTGACGAACGCATCGGGGCCGGGTTCGATCGGGTCGCTGGTGTCGAACTCCGGAACCACCGCGCACCGGCACTGCGGGTGCTCATGAGGATCGACTGCGAGCGGATACAACTTGCCGTGGAGAGCCCAGCAAGCGGCGCACGTCCGAACGTCAAGTGCCGCGATTCGGCGGTAACCGATGCAAGACTCGAAGTTCGCCCGGTAGTTGGCCACCGCGGCCGCGCGGTGACTGCCGACGATCTCCGTCCTGGCGATGAGTTCCGACCGCTGCCTTAGAAGCCTGGTCTGCTCCTGAACCACCTGGCCTGGTCCATCGGCGATCTCGAGCCCTAGCGGATTGGCCTTGCGGATCTCCCGGGCAACCTCCCGCGGGTTCTTTCCCCTTGCGATCCCGGTGACGAGTTGCTCCTCCATCCGGGCAACGGCGACCGCTGGGTACTTCCGGAACGCATCCTTCAGCGGCGAGCCGTCCGAGAACCGACCTACGAGCTCCTCGACCGCTCCAGCGGGCAGGCGATTCCAATCCACGCCTATCCGGGCGAAGCCGCCCGACGCTTCGTAGTACTGAGCTCCGGCCGCCGCGGCCATCGCCACCGCTTCTCCCTGCGCGCCATCGATCAGGACCGTGGTCGCGTCGCTGGCTTTGCCAAGCTCGCCGGCAATCTGCGCAAGGAGCCGCTGGGCGCGCTCTGCTTCGAGAAGCCAGGAGATTGGCCGTAGCGGAGACTCATCGGCCATCCGCTCGAGGAGCTCGATGAGCCGATCGAAAATCACCAGCTCCGCGGTCGTCCACGCCTCCCTGATTCGCAGAAGGGCGACCGCCTCACGAAGCAGGAGCCGTTTCCGGTACTCGGCGGCGACCTCGCGTACCGTCACTCTTCAGGAACGCGCGTCAAGAGGCGCATCTGCGTCTCGGCCTTCGCATCATCTTCCGCTTGGCGGGCATCGGCGAGGGCCTGCGCTTCTTCCTCCGTCACCCCAAGTGTGCGACCGATGACGTATGCGGTCGGCAAGCCAAGCGACTTCATGGCGATGCCAGCGTCCAGTTGCTCGCTAAAGGAGACGGGCGAGGTGTCCCGCCACACGGCCGTCAGTTCTTCCGGGAGGCCAAGAGCCATCGCGACCAGGCTTTCCCACACTGGACCGAAGTGGACCTGGCGATCTTCGACCTTCGATTGGAGTGGCGCTTCCGTGACGCGAAGAGCGGCCCCAGAAGGGGTGTCCCCTTGCGTGTTCATATAGTACGAGGGGATTTGCTTCAGGCGGGCAATCTCGGCCCTCGTGCTCTCGATCACGGCGATGAACGGACCGAAGTCCGGCCCGTCGAGCTGGCCGAACTTGCCGTCTTTCCCGGCGATCCAAAGCCGCATCTGTTCGTAGAGGTCGGTTCGAGGCCTCCCTGTAACCGGATCGATCGGCACCTCAATGCCCGTCGCCCAGCGCTGTGCCCAGCTCGCTGACTCCATTCCGACGAGGAGATCGAACATGTGCTTGTTCAGCGCGTTCTGGAGCGGGATCACGGACTGAACTTCGGATTCGCCAAACTCGCCGAAGCCGACGCCGTTTGCGAGGTGTCCGAGAGGGACCTGCCCGAAGGTGTGACCCTGAATCTCCGGCTCGCCATCTTCTTGGAATGGAGTGAGCGTGGTGCTCGCTTTGATGACTGCGAGATCGGCGCGGCTGAGGACGTACCTTTCGAGCCGATCTCGATAGTAGATCGAAAACCGCCGGCTCTTCTTGCCGCCCGATTCCACCTCCCACGTCTTGACCGCGCACAGCATCTGCTCAGGGTTGCCGGGGTCGTAGACGGGCGCGATGGTCCAAGGTCGCTGGCGGTAGAACCGGTTGTTGCCGTCTGCGTCTGGCCAGACGAGCACGTAGGCGTCGCCGTAGGTCACGGCATCCCGGTGCACGGATCGCTGAAGTGCTTCGAACCGCGTACGGTCGAGCATGGCACTCAGCTGCGGAACGTCCTTGGTTGCCGTGAAAGAGTCGACGATCAGGCGGTCCGCCAGCGTGCTGACGACGAGCGGGCAATAGTTGTCGACCAGGCCGCGAAGGATAGCGCCGAAGCGCCGGCTGAACGTCTCGGAAACGAAGCGGAGAGGGTGGTCGCCCTTGATGTACTGCTCGCACACCACGTATCCCCGCTCGGAGTCCTTTGCGCCAATCCGCTCGCTAAGCAGGGCGACGGCTTTGACGATCAGGTCGCCGTGTTCGAGATCTCGTAAGGCAGGCACCGCCCCCGCGTGGCTTGAGCCCCGGGCCTTGTCAACTCACCTCTTGCCAGGAACCGCCGCCGTTTGTGGTCACGAAGCGTCTCACGCCATCGATGACGAAGACCAGGCGGTTGGCGTCATCGCCGCTCACCTCGAGACCGCCCCTGCATTCGTCGCACGTAACAATCGGCCCCCGATCTTCCCAGTCAGCTCCAATGCGCTTCCGGCGCCACAGCCGGTATTCGCCG